AGCACCGATCATTTTCATTGCTTCTTCTTGGCCTTGTTTGAAAACACCCCAATCAAACGGGTCGCCTTCCTCTACAGCAAATGCAATATCAATCAATTCTTCTAAGGTTATTTTAGCCATCCAATCCTCTTGTTGTTATCTACTCTGTGTTGCCATTCTGCTAATGATCCGGGAAAGCGCCAAGCCCATACAGCAACTAGAGCCATAAACACCGCAGTACTTAATATTCCAATAGGTTTAATTCCTGTGAACCACATGATGATCAAACTCGAACTCATCATGGCCAGCATAAAGAATTTCATCTTAGTTGGGAATACACGTTTCTGTCCCCAGTTGGTTAAGAACGGTCCAAAGAGCTTGTGATTATATATCCAGCGATGCATACGTTCACTGCCCTTGCTAAAGCAATAGGCAGCAAACACTACAAAGATACTGTAGGGCATGCCGGGAGTAACGACTCCTACATAGGCTAGTCCGAGACTGATGAATCCAGCGATATTCCAAAATATTTTTTTCATTAAGCAGCTACAACTCTGTTGGGCACTGAACTGACAATGATGTCAGAGTGTAAATTTGGTGTAAACTTTCCACCGGCAGCACCATTTAGTGTTGCTAAAATGTTTTGTGGTTTACTTTTTCTAGTACTAATACCACCGTATGGCAAATTAGGAATAGCATAGCTAATATGAATCCATACTGTTTTACCTGGTAGATATTCTAACAACAATTGATCGTAGGGAATATTTTTACTAATCCATACAGCGATATCAAAGTAGTCGTGAGCACCAACTCCCCTAAACTGTAGGTCCATTGCTTGCCCAGTACCGTGAGCTCCACCGCCGATGGTGGCTCCGTGTCTGTAGCTGTTGGTGATAAGAGCATTTGAATATTTTGCTTTTATTGGTTCGTAGATGTTCAACGCCAATGCGGCTAAATTGTTAACCACTGCTTGGGGGCCTGACACTGCAGGACTACATTGAGACAGTTGAGCAATGGTTCTAGGATAGGTAACATTCTTGATCATTGTTCCTAGCGTAGTGCCATTAGGTGTTAGTACTGTGGCAAAACTAATATCTCCAGTAACCGCTTCAGCTTCACGAGCTGCTACAGGTGCTACAGGTGCTACTCCTTGAGTTTTTGGAGTTGGGGTTGTTGTTATTTCTGCATGTTCTGCTGGGGTAATACGGCCTTCTGCAAGAAATCTGTCAGCTTCAACTTTTCCTGCTGTGTTGTCATCATCTCCTTCAACGTTTTGCACGGCCTGAGTCACAGTGACTCTAGGTACTGTAACTGCAGAAAACGTGCCTTCTGTACTGGCTGCATTGTATAGTGCAATTATCTGTCCGTTGGCAAAAACATTAGCAGCATCGTAAACGGGTTCTACTCTACCATTAGTACCAAATCTAAGTCCTGTAATCGCAGTAAACGGATGGGTGTGATTTACTGGATTTTGCGGAAAGGGACCGTTGGGAGTATTCCCAGCTGCTGGGCTTGGACTAATTGTTGGAGTTGTACTTAATGCCATACTAGTATTTAAGCCAGTGCAATCCCAGTAGTGCTCTGTACAAACTGTTTGGCAAACACTTCATCTGTAGCTTCTGCGACAGTGACTGTGGTTTTTAACAGTTTAACTTGTTTTTCTGGGTTCACTGTAAACAAATAGGGCATTAGTCCCGGCCCACGTTCGCCCATGCCGATAACCATCGGACGATTTAGTTTATAATGCGTTGCTGTTTCTTCTACTAGTTTGGCTACAATTTCTTCACCACTAGTTAGTTTAAGAGTAATTACTTCTCCTGCTGATACGCCTTTATCTATTAACATACTATCCTTGTAAATGTTTTTTAAGTTCTGTAAATCCACCAATCAGATTTCCATCTAGAAAAATCTGCGGTACTGTTCTTGCTGAGGGTACTGCTTCTAGTAAATCTTCTTTAGTGTACCCATCGCCCACTTTACGCTCTTCAAACTCAATACCTTTTTGTTTCAGTAGTGCTTTTGCTTGATCGCAGTAGGGGCAATGATACTTGCTCCATACGATTGCTTTCATTGTATTTCCTTAAGTTTAACCTGTGTAAACAACACCACCACTCTTGTCAGTGACTCGAACCATTAGCATGCCTTTGTTTTTATATTGCAGAGCTGCGGCCATAGCTGATTGTTCATTACCATAGTGTCCTATGGTTGTCCAAGATTCGTAGGGATTGCTTCTTTTGAATTGTGCTTTATACATGGTTTATTATATAGCCGGAAGAGCATCATAGTCAAGATTTTCTCCCATCACACCGATGACGTAGTTTGTTGACTCTGATTCTTGCAGTGCTGTTTGTTTCTTGCTGGTATCTGAATGCTTGTTAAACCAGGGAATTGGTGTAGATTTTGGGTGAGGCTGGGTGTACTTAATTCCGATATCTTTCAGTGCAGCCGCCGCGGTGTAATCTACAAAATCTTTAAGTATGTTGGCATTAAGCCCAATCACTGGACCACGATTAAACAAATACTCAGCCCACTGTTTTTCTTCGCGAATCACATCCAGATACAGCTGGTATACTTCTTGTTCACACTCTGCTTTGGCTGCAAGAAATCTGTCGTCTTCTTTGATCACTTGATTGATCATATAGGCAGTCCAGCCCTTGTGTAGTAGTTCATCTTGCAAGATTAAACTAATAATGTTACCGTTGCCAATAAAGATTTTGTTCTCTACCATTGCAAGACTTGTGGCAAATGATACCATAAAGCGGAAGGCTTCTAATGCGTAAGACGCATGAAGAGCCATCCAAACAGCTCGGATATGTTCTTTTTCTGTAACCTTTTCACCTAGTTCTTTTCGGCAGTTGATAACATGTAGTTCGTCATAATACTTGCCAACTGAACTGGCCATATCAACAATTTCTTTAGTATCATGAATAGTGTTGAACACATCCTTAGGCACGTTATAGATGTTGCGAATAATATGACTATATGACTTGCTGTGAATATTAGTTTCAAAGAATCCCCAATTATACATTAGTGCTTCAACTTCAGGGAGACTACAAACAGGTGTGAATACCTGTGTCGGTCCACGGCCTTGCAAACTGTCTAATGCAGTCTGGCGAAGTAGGTTGCTGGTAAAGATGTGTTTGACAGCATCACTAGCCTCCTTAAAATCATTAGCATCTTTGGTTAGACTAATTTCTTCTGGCTGCCAAAAGAATCCGCGGGCAGTGCTATCGAAGTCTGCAATTTTTTTATATTTTACTTCTTCAAATCTCTGAATAGTTACTGGGCCTGCTGGATCAAGAAACATCTTGCGTCCAAGGTAGTCTGTTTTTTGTGTTAGATTGTATTGTTGTTTGCTCATTTAATATTTTCCTGATGCAAGTACTATCTTGCAAATATGTTCTAATCTTTCTATGTGCTCATAGGCACGCCACGGACTGGTATCAATGGATACGACACCGTGCCCTTTGATGCCCACTATATCATAGGCGATATTACCTTGATCATCTAGGCCTAGTTTTTCAAAACATTGATTGGCTAGTTCTTGGCTAATAGGTGGGACATCGCCTACATTAGGTGCTACCTTGGTATAGCGATTGAGTTCTGGGAACGCTGCACTAATAGTACTTAGATCAATTCCAGCATGCATGGCCGCAATACAGTAGGTAGGATGAACGTGTACTACTACACGAACTTCACCTAGGTGTTGTCCCATCTGTTTCTGTAGGCCGAAGTGTAAAGGTATCTCACCACTGGGTTTTAGTTTAGCACTGATATCAGTATACTGATCTTCTTTCCATCCCCAACGTTCTGCTATTAACCCTGTGCCTGTTTCGTTCCATGTTAATGGCGGTTTGATTATGATCTTTTTAAATTGATCAGGCTGCAGCGTCTGCTTGCGTACACCACTGGGTGTGATATAAAAGTGATCACGATCGTGGTGCCGTATGCTTACATTACCATCACGACTAGTAATCCAATTACGCTTGTAAGCGTCTTCCAAAACTTCACAGATAGTTTCTAACATAATGCCCTTTAGAGTTTACAACTTTCACAATCTTCATCGTCCTCAATTAATTCTCGCTCATTGTGAAAACCATTGTAGTGTACTTCAGGAGTTAACTCTGCCTGTTGTTTACTACCAGCTTTGTTGATCAAACTGTAGTAGAATGTTTTCAATCCCCAGTAGTGAGCCTGCATCAAATTCTTGGCAATCAGTGTTGTGGGAACTTTGCGATCTGCCCAGTGTGCTGGATTGTAGAACGTATTTGTTGAAATGCTTTGATCAACATAGGCTGCTAGTACTGCTGCTGTTTTGATATAGTTGACACAGTCAGTTTGTTCCCACATTAACTGATACTTGTTTTTTAATCTGTTGTATTCAGGGGCTACCTGTGTAAACGATCCTGCTTTTGATTCTTTAGTAGTGATCAAACTCATAGGCATCTCAATTCCATTGGTTGAGTTAATTACTACACTGCTGGACTCCACTGGGGCAACGGCCATCAATGTAGCGTTACGGACTCCGTGTTGTTTCATTTCAGCACGGAGTCCTTCCCAATCTAATTCAGGAGTAAAATCCGCTAGTTCATTTACTCCATTAGCTCTTCTTTCCCAAGGAAACTCGCCTTGACCGTAACGTGTTCGGTCACTGTCTAGGCATTTACCTCTCTCCTTGGCAAGCTCAACGGTGGCTTCTGTAAGATAAAAGGCCTGATGTTCCATCCAACTTTTAACTTCCGCCAATGCATCTTTGTCTCCATACTTAAGGCTCCTTTTAGCATGCCAATAGGCAAGATTAGTGATACCGATACCAAGTGGTTGGATTTCATCGTTACTGAGTTTGCTCTGTATTGATAAGAAATCCTGATAGTCTAGAATGTTACATAGACTACGTTGCAAGATGCGACAGGCTCTACGCATGTCTTCTGGGTTTCGAAACGCACCCCAGTTGATGGATCCCAGTGTGCATAACGCTATGCGCCCTGACTCGTCGTCAAGTCTTTTAAATGAACGAGTTGGCAATAAGATCTCACAGCACAAGTTACTTTGATATATGGTATGATACTCAGGATCAAAAGGTCCCTGATTCATAACGTTGTCAATAAACACCAAATAGATGCGACCCGTATCTGTACGCTCCTTCAAAATGCCGCTTTTGAATACTTCTTCTGCTGACATAGTTTTTTTACGTAAACCTTTTTTCTGTTCATACTTTACGTAAAGTTCTTCAAACTTCTGTGTGTCGCTGTAAAATGCTTCGTATAAATCTGGTACTTCATTAGGATCAAAGAATGTAATATCTTCTTTGTTTTTAAATCGTCTCCAGAAGAACGCTGACAACACAACACCATAGTCCATGTGTCGTACTCTAGTTTCCTCAGTGCCTTGATTGTTTTTTAGTACAATAAGGTCGTCGAACTGATGGTGCCAAATAGGATAAAATACTGTGGCACTGGCATTACGAATACCACCCTGTGAACAACTACGTAGATCGCCAAACCATTTTTTAAGGAACGGGATCATACCTGTGTGCATTATTTCGCCACCTCTGATGGGACTACCTAGTGAACGTAGTCGACCGATCTCCAAGCCAATGCCAGCACGTTTGCTGGCATACTTGGCCATCATCTCACCAGAAGCAAATATGCTATCCAGATCGTCGTCACTGCGGATAAGAACACAACTAGAAAACTGTTTAGTAGGAGTGCCGAGCCCAGCCAACACAGGTGTAGCAAGAGTAAACAGACCATCTGAAGCCGCGTTGTAGTACTCTTTGATGTAACGCATACGGGCTGCATTAGGTTCTTCTTTATGGAATACAGTTGCGGCTGCAACCATATAACGAATTTGGGGAGTTTCATATGTTTCCTTTGTGGCACGATTCTTGACCAAATACTTTTCAATCAACTGTTCGATGGCTGCATAACTGTACTGTTCGTCCTTGTCATGATCCAGCATATCGTTCATGCGATTCCAGTCTTCTTCGGAG